CTGCTGCTGCACGGCAACGCCTACGTCCAGATCCTCAAGGACGCGGGCGGCACGCCGGTCGAACTCTTCGCGCTGCGCCCCGACCGGGTGCAGGTGGTGCTCGATGCCAATGGCTGGCCGGTCGCCTACGATTACACCGTCGCCGGCAAGACCGCCCGCATCACTCTGGAGGACGAGAACGGCTGGCCGGAGATCATCGCGATCCGCGCCATGCATCCGCTGGAGGACCATTACGGCGCGGGCGCGCTCGAGGCGGCGTGGCAGGCGGTGCTGATCCACAATGCCGCCACCGCCTGGAACCGCGCACTGCTCGAAAACGCCGCCCGTCCCTCGGGCGCGCTGGTCTACGAGACCGGCGACGGGGCGAGCCTGGCGCATGAACAGTTCGAACGCCTCAAGCGCGAGCTCGACATTGCCTTCTCGGGCGCGGCCAATGCCGGCCGGCCGATGCTGCTCGACGGCGGCCTCAAGTGGCAGAGCATGGCGCTGACGCCTGCCGACATGGACTTCGCCACCCTCAAGAGCGCGGCGGCGCGCGACATCGCGCTCGCCTTCGGGGTGCCGCCGATGCTGCTCGGCCTGCCGGGCGACAACACCTATGCCAATTACCGCGAGGCCAACCGCGCGCTGTGGCGGCTGACGCTGCTGCCGCTCGCCGAAAAGCTGTTCGCGGCCCTTCGCGGGGGGCTCGCCCCGTGGTTCCCCGATAGCCAGCTCGGCATCGATCTCGACCGCGTGCCCGCGCTTTCCGAGGACCGGGAGCGGCTGTGGTCGCAGGTCTCGGAGGCCGAATTCCTGACCCGCGCCGAAAAGCGCCAGATGCTGGGCCTGCCCGCAGAGGAGAATGCCCCATGAGCCGCGAAGACATATTGGCCAGCCTGATGGCGCAGGCGCGCGAGGAGGGGGCGGGTCTCGTCACCCTGCGCGCGATCGTCGAGGAGGCGAGCACGCTCGCCACCGACCGCGCGCTCGAACGCCTCGGGCTCGGCGATGCGGGCGCGGAGGGCGACCTCGTCGAACTGCGCGAACTGCTGCAGGCGTGGCGCGATGCCAAGACAAGCGCGTGGAAGGCGTTTGTCGACTGGGCGATCCGCGGCGTGCTGGCGCTGCTGCTGGTCGGCATCGCGGTGCGGCTCGGCGTGTGGAAGCTGCTGTGATGGCGCCCCCCGCCCCGCTCCGCTTCGCAGGCTATGCCGCGCTGTTCGACATCGCCGATGCAGGCCGCGACACGATCCGGCGCGGGGCCTTTGCCCGCACGCTGGCCGCGCGCGCAGGGCCGCTGCCGCTCTACTGGCAGCACCGCCCCGACCAGCCGATCGGCGTGATCGAACACGCCGCCGAAGATGCGCGCGGCCTGCGCGTGATCGCCCGGATCGACCGTCCGGCAAGCCGCGCGGCACACCTGCTTGCCGCCGGCAAGGTCAACGGCCTCAGCTTCGGGTTCCGCACCCGCAGCGCGCGGCGATCCCCTGACGGGCGCGAGCTGCTCGAGGTCGAGCTGTTCGAGGTCAGCCTCGTCACTCACCCGCTCCATCCGATGGCACGGGTGCATCTCGTCACCTGAACCCTTCTCCCACCGGCCGCCACTGGGGCGGCCTCTTCCTACGCCCAACCGAAAGGCCACTGCCCCATGGACAATACTGCCACTCCCCCGATCCCTGCCGCCGCCGATCCGCTCGATTCGAGCTTCGATATCGTCGCGCGCCAGGACCAGGCCGAAGCCGAAATCACCGCCCTGCGCAGCGATGTCGAGGAAGTGAAATCGCGGCTCGACAAGGTTGCCCGCGCCGCCGGCCGTCCGGCCATCGGCGGCGCTGCGCCGGCTGGCGATGCGCCCGAGGTCAAGAGCTTCGTCGATGGCTACCTGCGCCGCGGCCGCGAGAGCGAAGTGAAGTCGATGAGCGGGGTCAATCCCGCCGACGGCGGCTTTGCGGTCCCGCGCCAGATCGACGCCGCGATCGCTGCGCGGATCACCAAGATGAGCCCGATCCGGTCGGTGGCCCAGGTGGTGCAGACCGGCACCGCCGGCTATCGCAAGCTCGTCGCGACCACCAGCGTCGCCTCGGGCTGGGTCAGCGAGGCCGCACCGCGCCCCGAAACCGGCACGCCCCAGTTCGCCGAAATCGCCCCGCCGAGCGGTGATCTCTATGCCAACCCGGCGGCGAGCCAGGCGATGCTCGACGATGCCGGCTTCGATCTCGAAAGCTGGCTGGCGAACGAGATCGCGACCGAGTTCGCCCGCGCCGAAGGGGCCGCCTTCGTCAATGGCACCGGTATCAACCAGCCCGAGGGCTTCCTCGCCGGCGCCAAGGCGGCCGCCGAGGACGGTGTGCGCGCCTTCGGAACGATGCAGTATATCGGCACCGGCAATGCCACCGGGCTCGGCACCGCGCTCGACACCCGGCTTATCGACCTCATCCACGCGCTGCGCCCCGGCCATCGCCAGGGAGCGGTGTTCGTGATGAACTCGACGACGCTCGCCGCGGTGCGCAAGCTCAAGACCGCCGACGGGGCCTTCCTGTGGCAACCGGGCATGGTCGAAGGCCAGCCCAACCGTCTGCTCGGCTATCCGGTGATCGAGGCCGAAGACATGCCCGATGTCGCCGGCGGCGCCTTCCCGATCGCTTTCGGCAACTTCCGGAACGGCTATCTGATCGCCGAACGCAGCGCGACCCGGATCCTGCGCGATCCCTTCACCAACAAGCCCTTCGTCCACTTCTACTCGACGAAGCGGCTGGGCGGGAAGGTGCTGGATACGGCGGCGATCAAGCTGCTGAAGGTCGAGGCCTAAGGCCCTAAGCAAAACCCTGTTCCCCGGCAGCCGCGCGTGTCCCCTTCGCGCCGCTGCCGGGCTCTCGCGCCCGCATCGCCTCAGGCCGTTCCTCCCGCCTGAATGCCGCGATGCGGGCGCAACCTTGTGGATCACTTATCGGGAGAAACCGCGATGGAGCGGACAATCGTGCAGCCCCCGGTGCCCGGCAATGCTGCGCTGGCGGAACTCAAGCACTGGCTCGGCATCACCCGCCCCAACGAAGACGAGACGCTGACGCAGCTGCTCGCGACCAGCCTCGCGATCTGCGAGGCCTTCACCGGCAAGACACCGCTCAGGCAGACGGTCGAGGAGACCATTGCGCTGGACGGCGGCTGGCAGGAGCTGGTCTCGCGGCCGGTGCAGAACATCACGGCAGCCGCGGTGATTGCGCAGGATGGTACGCGCACCGCCCTCGCGCTCACCGGCAGCGCGCTCGAATGGCGCATCGGGACCAGCGCCTGCATCCAGCTGCTGCAACCCTTCGAGGGTCGCGGGCTCGCGGTGCAGATGGTGGTCGGGATCGCGTCCGAATGGAATGCGCTGCCCGCGCCCCTGCGCCACGGGATCGTGCGGCTCGCCGCGTTTCACTTCCGCGACCGCGAGGGCAAGTCGGCCACGGTCCCGCCAGCCAGTGTCACCGCGCTGTGGCGGCCGTGGCGTGAGGTGCGGCTGGGATGATCACCCTTGTCTCGCAGTCCGCTGCCCTCGTGCAGCGCCTGCGCGCCCGCGCCGCAAGGCTTGCCGCCGCGCGGGCCGCCAGCCGTCCCCGCCGCCGTTCTGCCGCTCGCAGCGCGTCTGATTGGCATTCGGCCACCGCCTTGTGGCCCGACTTCACCGGAGTGAGCCGCGATGGAAAATGACCTGCGCGCCGCGCTGATCGCCTGGCTGGGCGCCGATCCGGCGCTCGCCACCATCAACGCGATCGAGGAGGAGGCTCCGCTGTCTGTTACGCCGCCCTGGCTGGGCATCGCCGCCAGCGCGTCGATCGACTGGGGCACCAAGGACCGGCCGGGGCGCGAGGTGCGCATCGCGCTCGAACTCGAAAGCCGCACCGATGCCGCCGCCGAGGACGCCGCCCTGCTTGGCGCGATCGAGCGCCGCGTGCTCGCCCTCCCGCGCATCAATACGGGCTTCGAGCTCGCCTCGATCCGCTTCCTGCGCTCGCGCAGCGAGGCCCGCGCCGACTGCCTCAGGGGCGCGCTGCTCGAATACCGCTTCCGCATTCTCGCCCCTCTTTGACGGAGACATACCATGCCCGCACAATCCGGTGCCGCCTTCCTGCTCAAGATCTCCAACGGGGCCACCCCTGCGGTCTACCAGACGATCGCCGGCCTCAGGACGACCCAGCTGTCGATCAACGGCGACACCGTGGTCGTCACGCACAAACTGTCGGGGGGCTGGCGCGATCTTCTGTCGGGGGCGGGCACGCGCTCGGTCTCGGTGAGCGCGGCCGGCATCTTCCTCGGCAGTGTGGCCGAGAACAGCGTGCGCACCCGCGCGCTCGACGGCACGCTCGACGATTACGAGCTGTCCTTTGAAGACGGGGCGAAGCTGCGCGGCAAGTTCCTTGTCCAGCGGCTCGATTACGCCGGCGATTTCAATGGCGAGCGCAGCTACACGCTGCAGCTCGAAAGCTCCGGGCCGGTGGTTGCGTCGTGACCCGCAGCGCCAATCCCTTGCGCGGCGAGGCGACCCTTACGGTCGCGGGCGCCACCTATGTGCTGCGCCCGAGCTTCGAGAACCTGGTGCTCGCCGAGGCGGAACTGGGTTCGCTGTTCGCGCTGGTCGAACGCGCGGCGGCAGGCAGCCTCACGCTCTCCGACATCACCGCCCTGCTGTGGCATTGCCTGCCCGCCGAGCACCGCCCCGAACGGATCGCGGTGGGCAAGGCCGTGCTCGAGATGGGGTTGGTGGGCGCCACCGTGCCGGTCCGCGCGGTTCTCGCGCAGGTCCTGCAGGGCGAGGCATGACACCCCGCTTCGGCGAGGCTGCGCTGCGCTGGGCGGGTCTTGCCGCGCAGCTGCTGGGGTGGCGCCCGGCGGAATTCTGGGCCGCCACCCCGGCTGAACTGGCGACCGCGCTTGCCCCTGCCGACGACCTTACCGTCCTTCCCCCGCCGAGCCGCGAGACAATCGCCCGCATGATGGAGCGCGACGCCGATGACTGACAACTTCGAGGAACTGGTGGTCGATGTGCGGGCCAAGACCGATGGCTTCGCCAGCGACGTGGAGGCGATGCGCCGCACGCTCGACGGTTCGCTGACCGATGGCTTCGGCCGGGCCGGCACGGCGCTCGAACGCGGCCTGCTGGGGGCGCTGCGGCGCGGGAGCCTGGGGTTTGAAGATCTCAAGCGCGTCGCCTTCAGCGCTCTGTCCGAAATCGCCGCCTATGCCGTACAGGCGGGCATCGGCAGCCTGTTCGGGGGCGGCAGCGGCGATGGCGGCGGCGGGCTTGGCGGATTGCTGAGCGGAACCCTGAGCGCGGCGCTTGGCTTGCCCGGCCGGGCGACCGGCGGCCCGGTCGCACCGGGCCGCGCCTATGTGGTCGGCGAGCGCGGGCCCGAGGTCTTCGTGCCGACCACGGCAGGCCGCGTCGAAAGCGGTCCGGCGGCAGGCCAGGGGCGCGATGTGCGCGTCGCGATCCAGGTCGCCGTGCCGCGCGGGCAGGCCGCGCCCACCGCGATGCAGCGCTCCTCCCGCCAGATCGCCAGCGCCGTTCGCCGCGCACTGCAACAATACTGAGCGAGGAACACCCCGATGGCATTCTGGCTCGCCCGCGAACGCCGCGCGCAGGAAAGCACCTTCATGCAGCGCTTCGACCCGCGCTTCTGGACGGTCAATTTCCCGCGGCCCGCAATGGCCTCGGTGATCACCACCGCGCCCGATGCGCTCAAGGTCGATTTCGAGATCTACACGGCGGGCGCGCTTGTCGGGCTGATCTGGGAGAGCGTCGACACGCTCGATCACCCGCTGCTCGCCTACGCCACCGACCGCGACTATCGCTACACGACCCTGAGCTTCCGTTGGCAATCGACCGGCGTGATCGCGCTCGACCAGCCCAACGGGCCGACGCTGACGATCGAGGGCCGCGATGCCGCAGGCCTGCCGCGCGTGTGGTATGTCCGGCTGTGGAACTACGCCGTGGGCACGCCGAGCGACGCGCAGATCACGCTGCCCTTCTCGGCGCTCCAGAGCGGCTATGGCCTGCCGGGCGAGCCGATCTTCGCGGGCGACATCGATCGCATGTTCATTTCCCTCGCCGCGCCCGGCTACGTCTCGGGGAGCACCACGGTGCTCACCACGCGGCTCAACGGGTCGGTGACCATGTCGGGCATCCGCGCGGATGGTTCGCGGGCGATGATCGAGATCGGCGATGTTCTGGTGCCACCGCATGGCGAGCGCATGGCGATCGCCTATGACGACGGTTACAACCAGACCCCTGCCCGCCTGCTGCGCGCGGCAACCGGGCTCGGCTACCGAACGGATATCGTCCACTATGTCGGGATGAGCCATTTCATGCGGCTCGTGCGGCAGAGCGATGCCACGCTCAAGGTCGATACCACCGGAGCGCTGTGCACCCCGGCGACCGCGTGGCACGGCAATCTTTTCGCGCAGGCCAAGGCCAGCGGGTTCGAGGTGATCGCCTCGCTTTCTTACGAACTGTTCGACAGCTATTGCCACAGCGCCTGGAAACAGCGCACCGCCAGCGGCGCGGCGGCGCTGACCGCGTGGGTGCCCCCGTCATGCCTGCTCTCGCCGGCGAGTACTGCGGTGCGGACCTGGCAGGCGGGCGCAGCGGCAGCCTTCGTCGCGCTGCTCAAGGCCGCAGGGCAACCGGTGCGCTTCCAGATCGGCGAGCCGTGGTGGTGGGTGACCGCCAACCGCGAGATCTGCCTTTACGACGCAGCTTCAAAGACAGCGCTCGGCGGCAATCCCGTGGTGATCGCCGACATCGCCGCGCCGCTGAGCACGACTGAGAAGAACTTGCTCAATTCCGCAGGCGTGCTGCTCGCGCAGTCGACGGCGGCGCTGACCACGGCGGTGCGCAATGCCGCCCAGGGCCCGTCCGAGGTGCTCCTGCTCGCCTTCACGCCGACGATCCTCGCTGCGAACATGCCCGAGCTGTACCGCGCCAATCTGCCGACCGGATGGGCCTCGCCCGCCTTCGACCGGTTGCAGCTGGAGGATTACGACTGGCTCACGTCGGGCGCCGATGCCCAGCGCAGGGCGGCCTATACCTTCGTCAATACCCGGCTCAACTACCCTCTGGCGGCGCAGGATTACCTCGCCGGCTTCGTGCTCGATCCCGCCAATGCCGAGACTTTCTGGGCGCGCATCGACGCCGGCCTCGACGAGGCCGCCACGCGCGGCATCGCGCGCCGCTATGTGTGGGCGCTGCCGCAGGTCAACCGCGATGGCTACACCCGCCTCGCCCCTCCCCCGGAGCAAGCCATGGATCCCTTCGACGACGTGCTCTACCCCTTCGCGCTCGGACGGAGTGCCTCGGTCGCGCCCGAGTTCTCGACCTCGATCGCGGTGACTGCCTCGGGCCATGAACGGCGCAACGCGCTGTGGTCTGACGCGCGGCTGCATTTCGATGTGGGACCCGGCATCCGTTCGGAGACCGAGCTTGCCGATCTCATCGCCTTCTTCCGCGCCCGCCGTGGCCCGGCGCGGGGCTTCCGGCTGATGGACCCTTTCGACAACAGCTCGAACGGCATGGCGGGCACGCCCACCCGGCTCGACCAGCTGCTGGGACTGGGTGACGGCGTGCGCGCCGATTTCCAGCTGGTGAAGCTCTATGGCGGCGCAACCGAACCGCAGGTGCGCGCCATCACCCGCCCGCGTGCCGATACGCTGGTGGTGAGCGTCGGCGGCGTCGCCACCACCGCCTTCACGCTCGGCGAGAAAGGCATGCTGCGCCTTGCTGCCGCTCCGGCTGTCGGCGCAGAGGTGCGCGCGGGTTTCCGCTTCGATGTGCCGGTGCGCTTTGCCGAGGACCGGCTCGACGTTTCCGCGGTCAACTTCGCCGCCGGCGAAGCCCCGTCGGTGCCGCTGATCGAGATCAGGGAGACTGCCTGATGCCGCGCGTGTTCTTTGACCGTGAACTCGACACCGTGGCGACCTTCTGGCGCATCTACCGGCGCGACGGCAGTGCGCTCGCCTTCACCAGCCACGACCGCGATCTCACCTTCGGCGGCCTTACCCATCTTGCCGCGCCCGGGATGATCCCGGCCGCGATCCGCCTCACTTCCGAGCTCGCCAACGACAGCGCGGAGGTGCAGGGCGCGCTCAACCACGATTCGATCCGCGAGGACGAACTGGCGGCCGGCCTGTTCGACGATGCCGCGATCGAGATCGGCGCGGTCGACTGGTCCAGCCTTGAACACCACACGCTCTACACCGGCCAGATCGGCCGGATCGAGGACGACGAGGTGCAGTTCTCGGCCGAGCTGCGATCAAACAAGAGCCTGCTCGAACAAGACCTCGTGCCGCGCACCTCGCCATCGTGCCGTGCCGAATTCTGCGGCAAGGGCTGCGGGCTTTCGGCGGCGCGTTTCACATCGCAGCAGGTGCTGGCCGAGGTCGATCCCGAAGGCAACCGCGTGCGGTTTGCCGGCCTCGACGGCGAGGTCCATGTCGATGGACGCCTGCGCTTCATGGCGGGCCCGCAGACCGGCGTTGCCTTCGGCATCATCGATGCCTCGGGCGAATGGCTGGTGCTCGACCGGCCGCTGGTCGACGGCACGCTGCCCGGAACCCGCGCGGAACTGCGCCAAGGCTGCGATCACACCATCGCCACCTGTTCGGCCCGCTTCGCCAATGCCGCCAACTTCCGCGGCGAGCCGTTCCTGCCGGGCAACGACCTCCTCGCCCGCTACGGCCAATCGTGAGCGCGCAAGGCGCAGCCGTGGCGGGAGCCGCGCTCGGCCTCGTCGGCTGCCGGTTCCGCCTGCACGGGCGTGACCCTGCAACCGGGCTCGATTGCGTGGGCCTCGTCCACGTCGCGCTCGCCGCGGCCGGCGCGCGGCCGGTAGCGCCGCAGGGCTACGGACTGCGCAACATCGCGGTCGATCAATGGGTCGCATTCGCGGCGCGATCGGGTCTTGTTGCGGCGACCGGGCCGACCCGTGCTGGCGATGTCCTGCTGCTCGCACTCGGATATGCGCAGCATCATCTGGTGATCGCCATTAACGCGGACAGCGTCGTCCACGCCCATGCGGGGCTCCGGCGCGTGATCGTCCAGCCGCGCGAACCCACCTGGCAGATCGAGGCCGCATGGCGCCTCGCTTCCTCTTGCGAAAGCTGACTTCATGGCGACTTTGCTCCTGACCACTCTGGGCAACGCGATCGGCGGGCCGCTGGGCGGCGCGCTCGGCGCGCTGGTCGGCCACCAGATCGACGCGCGCGTCTTTGGCCCGAAAGGGCGCGAGGGGCCGCGTCTCAAGGACCTGACGATCAGCACCTCCAGCTACGGCCAGCCGATCCCGCGGCAGTTCGGCCGGATGCGGGTGGGAGGCACCGTGATATGGTCGACCGATCTGATCGAGACCAAACAGAAGCAGAAGGGCCGCAAGGGCCAGCCCTCGACCACCGTCTATGCCTATTCGGCCTCCTTTGCGGTGGCCCTTTCGAGCACGCCGATCGACCGGCTCGGGCGGATCTGGGCCGATGGCAATCTGCTGCGCGGCGCGCAGGAAGACCTGAAAGTCGGCGGCACCTTGCGGATCTATCGGGGCTTCGGCGATGATCCGGTCGACCCGCTGATCGCCGCCGCCAAGGGCGCCCTCGCGCCCGCCTTCCGTGACTGCGCCTACGTCGTGTTCGAGAACCTCGAACTCGGCGATTTCGGCAACCGCATCCCGGCGCTGAGCTTCGAGATCTTCTCTGACGGCGGCGATGAAACCGTCTCGCTCGCACAGCTGGTGCCCGATGCCGTGCTCGCGCCCGCAGAGCAGCCTCTGGCCGAGGCGCGCGGCTTTGCCGACGAGGGCGGTGCGCTCTCCGCGACGCTCGCCGCGATCGACCAGGTCATCCCGCTGGTTTGCGCCTCGGGCCACGAGGGCCTGACCATCGCGACGAGGGCGCAGCCGCAAGGCGAAGTGATGACGCTACCGGCCCAGTTGGCCCGCGACGACAGCGACCGCGAGGAGAACCGCGTCAAGCAGCGTGCCGGCCTGCCCGCCCGCACCCCGGCGGTGCTGCGCTATTACGACGAGGAGCGCGACTACCAGACCGGCGTTCAACGCGCGGTCGGCTCCCGGCAAGCGGGGCG